GACGACGAAGGAAATAACATTTCCAACGAGCCGGACAAGGTAATTCATTGCATTCGCGAGAAGTTCTGGTTCCTTGACGGTGCCAACCTGGCGGTCGGACTGTCCACTATCATGAACGATTACATCAAGCAGTATCTGTTGCTTTTGTTCGATGCAATAAATCTTGGAATCGAAAGCCTGTTCACACTGTTCATCAAGCCGTTCAGGATGCTTATCAAGGCCTATGCCGATTTCCTTCGCAAGCAGTGGGACGTGTCGTTCATTATCGACCCGCTGAAGGCCTCTCACCTTGATTGCCTGCTGGTCTATAACAAGACGGAGAAGGACGGAAAGACCATCTATACGATGAGCATACTGAACATGATTGACAGTATGAAGCAGTGGATTGGATGTCTTGAATATCCGTGCCTGGCATTGTCGGAACGTATCAAGAACAAGGTCAAGAAGTTCAACGAGGATTTCCGTCTTACCGGCGACTACTGGAACAAGGAATTCGAGGCCGACATTTATGTATGCTGCATGCGTGCCGACGCGTCGTATGAACAGGATATTTCCCTGGAAGAGCTCGGTTCTCTCTGGGGTGACCTGCTTGACCGTCTTCGTGCCATCAATAGCAGGGCAAAGAACGGGCTTGCGTTCGCCAAGGTTACCTACGGCGTTGAGGCTACCGGCGCAATCGTGTATGACACGAACGGCATGCGCGACGACTTCAAGACCGAAGAGTACGAGGAAGACCCGAATACGGGTTCTTCCGTCAAGATGGCCGCGCAGTTCTATGATTCTCCGGAGCGCGAGAACGATATCAATGTCGGTTCCGAGCCGCTGACCACGCAGGAAGACGAGCTTATTCGCGCTGTTGGCGTATCTATTTCCAATGGGTGTGAGGAGGATACCTATTTCGTTGAAAAGTGGTATCAATACCTGCGGTTTGTCAGCCTCTACGAGATAAGCAACAATACGGTAGAGAAGCTCAGGGAGGTGCGTGACAAGACCAGCGAGATGAAGGCCAACTTCAATGGCGGCTACGAGACGAATTTCCCGGCGGTTACCAGGAGAGAGCCGTCGCACGAGGAACCGGAGGAACGCGGGGTCAACTACTGGGTCGATTCCGACTACGATGCCGAGCGTGTCAACAAGATTCAGAATATCGACTGGACGGCACAGATGAAGGGCGAGAGCCTGACATCGTACTACGCCAGGATGTATGCCAGTGCGGGGTAACTATGGGACGCAGGAAGCGCAAATCGGATGCCAATCTGGAAGCTACCGGGGCAGCCCCTCGCAAGCGTCGTAAGAACTACTACAACGACTGCAAGAAGGGTTTTTACCACATCCTGAACCCCGGGAAGTACATGCAGGAGGGCGTCACCGAGGTGGAGTACAAGTCCGACTGGGAACGCCGGTTCTGCGTATTATGCGACGGGAACGAGAACGTCATCAAGTGGGCCTATGAGCCGTTCGACATCCCGTACAGCTCACCGGTCCTCATGAAGCAGTCCCTTTACAAGCCGGACATTTACCTGGAAATCAAGTATGCCGACGGGCATGTCGAGAAATGGCTCATAGAAATCAAGCCCGTGGCGTATTCCATAGTCCCCAGCCCGCCGAAGCCTCTCCCGCCAGGGTGCCAGGACCCGAAGAAGATAGCATCCTTCCAGCGGCGCATGGCCTCGTACCAGCGAAAGAGCCTCGACGTGGCCACCAATTTCGCCAAATGGGAGGCTGCCGAGGAATGGTGCCGCCGTCACCAGGTAAACTGGATGATTTTCAACGAACAGAACAGCCGTGGCCTGTTAGGGGTTCAATTTCCGTATAAATGGAATAGTTTTCTCGGTAGAGGAAACTGTTATGGCAAAACCGTGCTGTGGAGACCCGGTCCGTATAGACGGAATTTACAAACCGCTTAGCCTGCGCCTGCTCGAATACGGGCAGGATGCCTACAAGGAGACGACCAGCAAGCAGCGGGTCATCATGTGGGTGTTCTCGTTCTACGAGGCGAAGGACGAATGCCCTGTCTGCAAGCACGGCATCGAGACGATGTACAACTGGTTCAACAGGTACGGCCTGCTGGAAAACCCGGCGAGGGGCGTCCGCATCGTCATCGACGACGAGGCTAGCCGCAGTGCAATCCTTGATGACATGCATGTTGATTTCGCCCCGGTGAATATTTTCACCGATGCCGACGGCAAGGTAATAGACATGCTGTTCGAGTTTCCGAACGAACCTTGGCTGGACAAGTACATCCTGCCATTCATCCAGAAGGATTCAACATTACTATGAGTGAGAAAGTATACATAATCGGATATACGATGGACGCCATCATGGAGGCCGTCAGTGTCGCTTCGCAGGGTTACGAGGTTGAGTTCCTCGCTACCGCGGACGTGGGTAAACCCCTGGATGACTACGGGGATTTGATTTCGGCACGCTACAAGGAAGTGCTGGAGGCATTGCTGCCTGGCATGCTTGAATACAAGCAGTACGCCAACCCAAGGTTCTTCTATATCCCGTACGACCGTGTGGCAATCAAGAACACTACCAATGGAGTAATCCAGTTCCCGCTGTCCAAGAAGTCCTTCTGCGACGATGCGGAATGGCAGGCGTGCGTGGATGCATTCAACAAGCCGGAAATCCAGGACGTGATGTCCAACAAGGCCAATGCGCCGTCAAAGCTGGTCACCGCAATGAAGTCCGGCATGCCATCGGCGTTCGCAGAGACGTTCTGCAAGGCCATGCAGACTACCCGCTGGAGAGGTACGCAGCTGTCGCACCTGACGATGTACGGGTTCGACTATGAGTTCCCCCTCACGGAACTGGCGAACGATTCCTACAACGAATACTATTACAGGCCGAACCATACCTATCACGAGATATGCGCGGCCCTTACCAACATATTCGCCATCACGGTTACCCCAATCGACCGGGAAAAGGCCAAGAAGTACATCACGGACAGAAACGTGGACGGCAAGGTCATCATAATGGACAACCGTATCGACCAGTACCTTGACTACATCGCCGGCAAGTTCGACCGTACCCGCATGTGGTGCATACCGGAGAAGCTCCCGCAGGAAATCAGGTATTCCCGGGATGGCCTCTATTACACCCCGCTTAATTCGTGCTGGGCGGTATCGTCGTTCGATGGCGAATGCAAGAAGTTCATGGCGGAACCGGTGTCCATCTTGTATGAGGACTTCATCTCCGAGATTCCGTCTACCAAGACGAACATCAAGCTGCACAGCCAGTATTGCTCACTTGTCGAACGGTACGGCGACAAGAAGCTCGACCTCGGCCAGCGTGTAGAGTCGCTCATCAAGGCCTAGCATGATTTACACCGTAATTCCTTGCAGGAGAGGCGAGCACGTCGCACAGGTAATCAAGGAGCTGAAGCCACAGGAAACGAAAATCATCGTTGTCCGTGACCGATGTTCCGTAGATTGTCCGGGCGCCGACGTCGTCCTCGACAGCAAGGTAGGCGACGGTTTCATGGCAGGGTACTGCCGTGATGTCGGAATCAGGTTTGCACTGAAGGAAGGTGCCGAGGCGATACTGATGATAGACGAGGACTGTATCCCCCAACGCGATATCGTGCTTGCCCATGCCAAGGCTGTCGCCAGGGGATTCCCGGTGATTTCCATGGGCAGACGGCTGGAGTCGAAGCTCGGCTGGAAAGACCCGCGGGAAATCGGCGATGCCGGAAATTGGCACCTGTTCTCTTCGCAGGGAAGCATCGTTCAGAACGTCAGCTGGGTCAAGAATTGCCTTGCCACTTGGACATGCAACCTCTGCATGAACGCGTCGGCGATAAAGATTATTCGCCGTGCAATGAGGCGTATATGTCACGAGGACAGGGTATTCCATCCGGCGTTCGACGGGCATTGGGGAGGCGAGGATTCCTACCTGGCCTACATGGCGTGGGCATACCGCATAACGATGGCGTATCTCCCGATGGGTGCAAATGCCGTAAAGCACATGGACCACCCGAGACCTGAGCCGGAATACGGAAAGGGCTTCAAGGAAATCCTCGAAGCCCAGGTCGACTATCTCAGAAAATTTACCGTGGCCAACCCGGTCACGCTTGACGACATTACAGCCTAGCTTCTCCGCTGGCCGTGCATGTTGTACTTGAAGTCCCCGCGAAGTTCCTTCGCGGATGCTCCGCTGTTTATGTACTTCTGGTACATCTTCGGCTGGTATGCCTCGAATGTGGCGTTATCGTAGGCAGCCTGCCATGTACCGTGGTCGACTTCGTAGAACCCGATATTGTAATCCCCGTACGGGCTCCAGTTCACGTTGGTGAGCGTCTGCTGGCATCCGGTATTCTCGTATTCGAGGGACTTGCTCGGGTCGATGCCGCGAGTGGTGTTGTCGCGCAGATAACGCATCTGGTCCTTGAACGTGCCCTGGTATGCGTTCGGGTACTTGAGCTGTACCTGGAACGTATACGGGGTGGAATTCTCGTAGTTGATGTTGATTGACGGTGCCTGCAGCGTGATGCATGAATTGAACTCGAACATCTGGCCGATTACGAGGTCGGTCATGCAGTTGTTCCTGGGGGAAGCGGCACGCTCTTCGATGGAACGCCTGGAGTTACCTTCGGTAATGCCTTCGGTGAACAGCTCGACCATCACGTTGATTTTCTGCAGGGTGCTCCTCGGCTTTAGGAGAAGGGGGGAGAACTGCACGTTGAACAGCGCGTTGAAGAAGTTGTACCACATGAGGTACGGGTCGTCGGTAACTTCAAGCGTCATCATGTTGTCGCAGCTGATTCCGGTAACGACAGGATAATGAATCTGCTTTGTCGTATCCATCATCGCGTTTGCCGTAGTTGCCGTCGGAGTTGCTATGTTGACCGACTTTGCTGCCCAGAACATGTTCAGGACGCCGCTTTTCGGCTCGTAGCACATTTCGAGCCACTTGTCGAATAGGCTCTTGCGGAAGTTGTCCTTGGTTCCCGGGAACGGCTTCGTGCGCCCAAGGTCATACTTGTCCGCGAAGGCGTTCTGGTCCATTACGCGCAGGGCCTCGTCAACATAGGGGCCGTACAGGCCGACATGGTACTTGTTCGTAACATGGCCGCGGGCAAGCTGGTAAAACTTTGGCATGTAGTAGTCAAGAATACCGATATGCGAATCCGATGCCGCACTTTCGGAATTATAGCCGGCACCCATCATGTTTTCGGCTCGCGCACCTGTGCGCCAGTCGCCAGCAATTCGGGTACCTTTTCCTACTTCTGTCTGTGCCATGGTATTACCTTATTTTGTGTCATTATCGTATGCGTTGGAGCTTGTGCTTACGCATATCGCGCTCATGTAGCTGTTCGGGTCAGGAAGCCGGATGATGTCCTTCAGTTCATAAAGGACGCTGATGTTGAACGGAACCGGCTCCACTGAACCGGGGTTCGGCTGCAGGTCGGACAGGGTCGTAATCCTGCAACGCTTGAACCGCACAATCATCCTTTCTTGCGAGTTGTCGTCCGCGCAGTGTATGTCGATGTACGGAATGAAGGTGAGCCTGTTGCGGTACCTTCCGTCCAAACCGAATACACGGTGGTTCATGTCGAGAACCGGGAAACCTCCGGTGATACCGCTCATCACCGTGTCCATGTACCTGTGCAGGCCCCACCAGTTCTCGTACCCCTGGTCGGCGAGCATCGTGATGGTAAGCGCGCCGTCGTACTGGTTGTCTTCCTGCGTAGGAATCCTGGTACGGAACTTGTAGTGGTACTCGAACTCGTACGACTCGGTAAGGCCGTTGCAGATGTACGTCTTGATGAGCGCGTTAATCATCTCCGGTACAGGCGCGGTGTGCGGCTTGGGCGTGTCGACGGCATCGCCGGCAGCATCGTGCCACGACACGGGAAGCGGGCCGATGGTACAGCGCCAGAAGCCCTGGTGGACTGGCACCGGGGCCTTGCGCATTATACGCACGGTTTCACGAGTCGTGGGACGGAGGTTAGCCATGGGCTACCCCTTGAATCCGTCGATAGGCTTGAAGACCTTCTTCCCTTCCTTCATGGCGGATTTCGGACTGACAATGCCGGTGTGGTCGCCCTTGCCCGGCTTGGCGGCGTTGGACTGTACCACGACGTCGTTCGGGGTAGCCTTGAGCTTGCCGTCGAACGTCTTGACGGTGGTGACGGTTCCGCTGACGTCGTTCACCTTCGGCTTGGAGACATTGAAGATGCCCGGGAGCTTCTGCTTGCCCATCGCCGCCTTCGGCTTGACGATGCCGGTATGGTCGCCCTTGCCCGGCTTGGCGGCGTCGGACTTCACCACGACATTGTTCGGGGTTGCCTGGAGCTTACCATCGAATGTCTTGATTGTGGTAACGGTTCCGCTGACGTCGTTCACCTTCTTGCTGGTGTCGATGAGGTTAGGAATCTTCTGCTTGCCCATGGCCGCCTTCGGGGAGACGATACCGACGAGCTTGTTCTTGTCCGGGCTGGCTGCCTTGGACGAGGTGACGAATTCGGCGACACCGAGTTCCTCGGTCTTGCTGGTGACCTTGCCGCTCATTTCCTTCGTGGCGACCTTCTTGAGGGCCTTGATGGAACCGACGAGCTTCTTCGGGTCGGGCTTCTGTGCGAAGGTGTCGAGCACTACGCTACCGAAGTTATCCACTTCAGTAACCGGCTTGGCGTTCTTCTTGTCGCGGGCACGCTTGCCGTTCAGGAAGTCTTCCCAGACCTTGTCCATGCGGACTTCGCCCGGATTGAAGTCAACCTTCGGCTTGACGACGCCAGTCTTGTCGCCGAGCTTGACGGCGGACTGGGGGCCCTTCGGCGACCAGAACTGGAAGTAGGTATCCGACTCGAGGTCGGCAGACTTTCCCTTCTCTTTCTTCTGGGCCTCCATGATGATGTTACCGAGCTCGGCTTCGGTAGGCAAATCGAACATGTCAATCATAAGTGGATATCCTTGAAATGCATTTGACAGTAGTTTATATGGTCGCGGGCGACGACTTTCCAATATAAACTTGGGAATAGCGTAGGTAATCCAGATGAAAGCTCGTAAAATCGCAGGAATCCGTCTCATCAACTACATCAACGACGGCATTACATGGAAGAGTCACAAGGACATCATCCTTGATTTCTGGATTATGAAGAAGTGCCAGGAATGCGGGTACACGCCGTACCAGTTCCGCAACATGTTCCGCGTGGTCGAGCTCCCTACCGAAGCGCAGGAGAAGTATCGGGAATGGTTCGAGAACTATGATTTCCAGAACGACACCGACAAGGCATGGCTTGATTTCGTCAACGGTACTTTGAACCTGTTCTACAGGACTGACAACCCGAAGGCCGAGGACGATGACTGCTGGTATATCGACATGATGCAGTCGGAAGTCGAAGCCCGCCAGATTGTAACCGAGCAGGTCTATCACGGCTCACCAAACCTTAATGCGTTCTGGAAGATTTCTACTGACTCTAAACCGGAAGAAGTCGGTGGCCGTCGTAACGGATACATCTACGTCTCCAAGCTCGGTGAAGTTACCCCTAAGGATACCGACGGTTACTACTGGGGTGTCGTGTTCCAGTGTCCGGAGACCGTAAGTCTTGGATTCAACGACAATGGTGTGAACCGCAGGAAGTGCATCGCGTGGGCGGCAAACGCCGAACACATGACGCTTGTCCGTATTGGTGCCGACGGTCGTTTCTCGATTGTACCGGTGTTTGTTGAGGGCAAGGCGTGGAAGGCGGACCGCTGGATTCCTGAAGGACAGGTCAACCAGATGCCGATGTCATCCAAGGCGCTCCTGTCTTACATCACGGAGAAGTATGCATCGCTCTATGGCGTGTGGGACAAGATTGACGAGAAGGTCAAGCATATCCGTGAACAGTCCACTGCCAGGTTGACCGCATTGAATACCTTGAACGATGAAGAAGTCAAGGTTGGCCGAGTGATTGGTGACCTTGACAAGTTTGTTCGTGAAGGTAATGTTTCCGATGCCAAGCGTGAATACAACAAGGAAGTACGCAAGGCTGTACTGAAGAAGCTCCGTATCAGGGAGAAGGAAGCACGCAAGGTAGCGAACGATGTTGCGAAGGCGGAACGCAGAAAGGACAAGAGAGAACGGTCTAAGCTGAACATGACCGTCACTCCGAACTAAAAGAAAAGCCGGCAGAGACGCCGGCTATTCATTCCTTGTTTAAACTCCTAAGTCGAAGTCGCCATCCGGCATGTCGCCTAAATCGCCGCCGTCTTTGCCGTCTTCGTTTGCTTGCTCATCGGTTCCCGCATCGCCGAAAATATCGTCTCCGCCTTCGCCGCCGTCTTCCGGAATTTCGTCGTCCATGCCGTCCAGACCGAGGTCGCCGGATGCCCCGGTGTCTTCCCCGAACAGGTCGTCGCCTCCGTCCATCGGGCCTTCGTCGCCGAGGCCGAAGTCATCTTCGGATGGTGCGGATTCCGCGGAGATTGCCGTGCCGAAGTCGTCGTAGTTGCCGGCTTCGACTCCGTCGTCGATAGCCTGGTCGAGGTCTGCATTAGGTACCTGGGCATCGTCGAACCCGGCTTCGTTGCTGAGCCGAACACGCCGTCGCCTTCCGTTTCGAACGAATTGTCGCCAACCTGGTCC